TCCGACCGGAATCACAGTCTCTATCAGGACAGAACGTTCTCAGCCTCAAAATAGACGCCTAGCCTTTGAAATTCTGGAAGCTCGATTGAAGTCCAAGCATGAATCTGAAATTCACTGCGCAGCAAATAATGACAGAAAACAAAATATTGGTTCTGGTCAACGTGGTGATAAGGTCAAAACCTATTCTGTCAAACACGACATGGTCATTGATCATCTGACTGGAAATAAATTGAAGTTGAGCAAAGTTTTGAAAGGAATTTTGTAAGCCGACAAACGGTACTTCTCAAATTTGAAATTTGGTTTATACTGGTCTCATCAAATTAAGGAGAAACTTTGGTGAAAACTTTATATGACCAAGAGTTTTGCTGCACTTCCGATTACTACAAGTATCTTCTGGAAAATTCTGAGGATTATGCTGCATTTCTCAATGATTCCTACAAGAGTGGTTTCGATACTGGAAGTAAATGGAATTCTCCTTGGATTCCGGGTGGTCCGTTTGTCCACCAAGCTCGTGCTTATGAGAAAAAAGATGCTCTGAGCATTGTCTCCAAGGCACAGAATGAATCTTGGATGCGTGGGTGGCACGATGCTGATGGTTCTGCAAAAACTGAAGCTTCTCGTGTTTCTCGGATGGCTGCTGGACTTCGTGTTCCTTATTAATTAGGAGAAATTAAGTGAACCAATATATTGCAAATAGTATGACAAAACGTGAGCATTTGTGGAAGTTGACGCTTGCTTGTTCACACAAGAAGGTCATTCTGACCTATCTTGTTGGTGCTTACTTCGTTACGATCAATCGTTGATAATTTATGTTGACAAAATCTGAAGTCTTTAGTATCATCTTCTTCTGCGCTGTACTCTTTTTCACAATTCTCGCAATTCATTTAGGAGATTAATGTCATGATGGGCGCACGCTACAAGACCAAGAAAGACCTTAAGGCTGCTGTCGGTCAGGCACTGAAGTATGAAGAGACTTCAATGTTCGGTCCTGAATTCAAGGAAAATGGAAAGTTCTGTGTGGTTGGTCCGTCTCCCTATGAGCGCAAATGGTTTGCTGAAGTGACCATGGAAAATGGTCTGATCAAGAAGGTGTCGTGATATGAAAACTTGGTTCGAGTTCTTTGTAAAACTTGAAGAAGATTCAAAACTTTTAGCTCAAGCTCTTGATGAGATTGAAGTTTATGAAAAGACTGGAGTTCTTCATGATGGTGTCGTTCGAACACAGGTAGATGCCGTTAGTGTAGAGTACAAAACACAACATATCTATATTATGCCGGTGTGTAACCATATTAATTCTATTGCTGCCAAGAAGTGGCAGCAACAATACAAAATTGAAACTGAGTCGTGATGAAAATTTACATCGATGAAAAAGATGTTTCGGTTGAGGATTGGAACCGTGCGATGGATAAATTGGCATGGCAAGGATTTCTTTTGTTTGTTAGTGGACTCTTGTCTTTTGGTTTGATACCCTTGATTTATTGCTATTTTAGAGACCGAAAACTTTAAAATTTCTGTTGACAATCGCCTCTAGAGAGCATATAATTCTCTCATCAAGTCGAGAAACAGGAGAAACGAAATGGCCAACAAGAATCGCGCAAAGTTTATCGGTGAATGCCAGTGCTGCGGTCATGTCCAGAAGCTCCCGAATGGTCGTCTGTCGAAGCATGGCTACACCAAACAGTGGGGTTTCTTCTCTGGCACCTGTCTCGGTGCTGATGAGCTTCCTTTGGAGATTTCCAAGGAACTTGTCGAAGATTTCATCTTCGCTGCTCTGATTCAGAAAGATAATCTGAAGGCTGCTCAGGCCAAAGCTCGTGAAGTTCCGACCGAACAGAAAGCTTGGGTCCATGAGTATGTTCATGGAACTGGTTACGTTCCGAGTGGCTATCAGTGGCGTTATGTGGACGTGGAGTTTGTTGAAAATGTTTCTCAGGATGGTAGCTATCACTGGAACACTTATTCTTTTGTCGGTGTTGACGGAAAAGATCAGAAGATTGAACTTTACAGCGTCGATAGCAAGGATGTGAACACTGTCATTGCTCATCTGAATGAGAAGAAGGCTGTGTCTCTGGAAGCTACCGTTAAGCAGATTGACCAGTATGTGGCTTGGCAGACTGACCGCATCAACAAGTGGGTTCCGCGTGAATTGAAGCTGGTGGAGGCATAAAGTCCTTGACAGGGACTTGGATAGAGAGTATTATTCTTCTCATCAAGTCCCTGTCAACACGGAGAACACATGAAATTCAATGGTTATATGCGAGATTGGAAGTCTGAACACCAAGTTCATCGTGATTGTGCTAAGCGCTCTTTTGATCATGTCATAAAAGATGCTATCGTGAGTGACGGTGTTGCTCGCTGGAAGAATATGACCAATCTGGTTCCGATGGACCTCTGTGAATTTGTTCTGGAAATTCTACCTGCTGATGAGGCGTACAAGTTTCAGGTTGATCTGGTGAAGCAGGAAGCTGCTCATGATGTGATCTTGGAACAGCTGGTCGCTCGTGAGAAGACTCGTGTGTATTCTGCTGAAGACTTGTTTGAAATGCGGGCCGCTTTCGGTCCCGGTGCAAGTGTTGTGAATGTTCTGAGTGGGAAGAGGATTCAACTGTGAACTTTCTTATTGGTCTTGGATTATGGGTTCTGTGTGCTATGATTGTAGCGAAGATCATGTATAATCTAAACGGAAAATTGGAAGCTGATAGTTGGACTGCGTCAATGCTTATGTTCTGGCCTATCTTTGTTATTGGATTGATTTTTGTTGGAGGATTTAAATTTTTAGTTTGGATTGTTAAATTTTAATTTGGGTCGTTGCCGACCTGTTGTCACAGCATCAAGGCTTGGTTAGCGGGGCTTTGGTGTGGGGAATCCTGCAAGTGTGACAATATAGGTATGGTTATGGGCACTAGGTAGGAGAGGTCTTTGGAAGCGTAGGGAGTGGTCGAAAGACTACCGCAACCTCCCGAGAAACAAGGATGGGTACTACCAACGTCAAGTTCGAGTCTTGGACGACCCACCAATTTTGTAGTTCTGGAGAAAATTTATGACAGATACAGAAAAAGCTTGGATTGATTCAGCAGACTATGAGACACTTCTCAGGCGCTGGAGATTTTCCGAAATGACTGATTCAATTTTTCAAGGTGAGTCTGGAAAGTATTACTCAGACAGGATGTTTTCATTGAGGAATGCGAATGAAACCGCTGCTGTTGCAGCTTCGAAGAGGATTGGGTGGGGTTAATGGGTAGGAGGAATGTATAAAGATGGTGTTATTTTTGACCATTTTCTAGTCAGAATCGGTAGATTATACCTCTGCACACATTCTAATAAACATTGAATTGTACTTTCTTTTGATATACACAATGCAACTGTTCCATTGTTAATATTTAACACTTTGGCCCTAGATGATTGATTTAAAATATCATGAATCCGCTTATTTAAAAATTCTAAGTTATTTTTCCAAGATGGATGAATCTGTATATTTATTTTATTATATCCAGTCTTTGTTCGATAAATACAACCATCCCCATCTACAAATCCAATGAATAAACTAATCCATTGATCATCTGTTATGTTATACAATGATAGTTTTGGTGGATTAGTGGTTTTTCGTTCATTGATATCATACTTAGAACATATTTTTGGAACGACTTCACAATTTCTTGTTGTTACGTTAAAGTATGTATAATTTTTCTTAAAATTTGTGTTTCTAACGTATTTACCAACTTTTGCACCAACATATTTTGCATATTTTTCAATATGTTCCTTATCCTTACTACCTAATTCTAATGCAATGGAAGTATTACCACTTACCCATCCATCCGCTAATAAAAATCCGATCCAATAAGCAGACACGTTTGTCTGGTCTAACAAAATTTCGATATTGTTGAATTTATGTTTCTTTGCTGAAATATTTAATCTTTTTAATGTGTTTCGTATAGAGCTAACATCACGCTTCAAATGAGACGCTAACTCTGTTGCCGTTAAATTATTACAGTTTTCTATAATGTATGTAGTTGAAGTGTCCATAACCACCTATCATGACTTGTATATTTCTATTTATCATGGTACACTACACATAAGATGATAATACGGACAATTCAATGAAAATATTTTTTACTAGTGACAACCATTTCTACCACAACCGAATAATTGAATATTCTAAACGTCCATTTGTGGACGTTGAAGACATGCACTACCAGATGATTCAAAAGTGGAATGCTATCGTTCAACCTAATGATACTGTTTATAATCTTGGAGATTTTTCATTTGGTAAAATTGATGATACTGTCAAGATTTTAAAGAGACTGAATGGTAACATTCATCTCACTCTAGGGAATCATGATCGTGAACTGATTCGAAACAAGGAAATGCTCTTGGCTAAAGGTTATTTCAAGTCCATGGATTACTACAAGGAAATCAAAGTCGAAGGTCAACATATCAACCTATTTCACTTCGGTTGTCGTGTGTGGAACAAATCTCACCATTCTGCTTGGTTGCTTTTTGGTCATTCTCATGGTAGTCTAGCACCCCATGGAAAGTCTGTTGATGTAGGTTCCGATTCTCCGTGGATCACAGGTCAAGCTGAATACAGACCGTTCTCATTTTCAGAAGTCAAGCGATTCATGGACAAGCAAGAAGTCACTTACGTCGATCATCACGAGGAACGCTAAATGAGCAACACAGCTATTATGCCGGTAAACACTACCAAAGAACATCTGGTCTATCTGGACAAGCTGATAGAATCTGGTGTGACCAATATGTTTGGTGCAGCACCATATCTCAAACGTGCGTTCGGACTTTCTGCAAAGGATGCAACAGTTATTTTAATCTATTGGATGGAAACATTCGATGATCGTCACATCAAAGAAGGGACTGCAGCGTCATGAACAAGACTGAACGTCGGAAGATGTATCAACACATTGCAAACATTTTGGAGAATGGTACTTCATTTTCGGGATATATTTGTGTTGAAATCGCAGGTTATGTTGAACAAAATTTTCAAAAAAAATCAATTAGATTTGAACAATTAAAATTGGAATCTCTTCTTGGTGTACCAGAACTAATATCTGGTCGTGCATGGCTTAGTCATGGTCATGGACCGATTGGTGAGGAAATTGATACTAAACAAAAAATGATTGGGCGAAAGATCAAGGTTCTTCGTCTATTGGCTTCTGGA